TCGTGCCTATGAGAGAGCTTTAGGACAAAACAATTTCCAATTCCAATCATTCGTGGGTACAAAGCCGCTCAATTTTGACGGCGTTCCTATTTACTATTGCCCTGGTTTACCAAGCACTGTAGCAATCGCAGGACAGCGTAGTAATTTATTCTTTGGAACAGGATTGTTAAATGACGCAAATGAAGTAGTAGTATTAGATACAAGCGAAACATTGGGCGATCAAAATGTGCGCGTTATTATGAGATATACTGCTGCAACACAGTTTGGAATAGCTGGTGATTTAGTATCATATCGAGTTCGCTAATAAAATATTTGAATAGAGGGGGTGAATAACCCCCAACATTCAAAATTAAAACCTTAACAAAATAAAAATAATCAAAAATGGCGTGTAATATAACTTTAGGTAGAGCGTTGCCTTGTAAAGACGCAGTAGCTGGTATTCAGGCTGTCTACTTTATGAATTACAACCAAGCTGGATTTGCTGTAACTGCCTCTGCTGACGATGTTGTCACAGGTATGGGTTCAGTAACAGCATTCAAATACGAAGTTAAGGGTGCTAATAATAACTTACAAGATAATATTAATTCATCTCGTGATAACGGAACTACGTTTTTTGAGCAAGTATTAAACGTTCAGTTTACTAAACTTGATCCCTCAACAAACAAAGAATTAAAATTGTTAGCCTATGGACGTCCACAAATTGTTGTTCACACATATGATGGCGATGCTTTTTTATGTGGTAAAAACAATGGAATGGATTTAACAGCTGGTAGTATTCAAACAGGTACCGCTTTAGGTGATTTGTATGGCTATACAGCAACGTTCACAGGACAAGAGCAATTATATTCTCAGTTCATTACAGGAAGTACTATTAGCAACCCATTTGCTGGTATAGCTGGTGTAACAGTAGTAACAGGTTCAAATTCATAATTAAGCACTAATACCTCCATCAGTGAGGTTTTTTGCTATATATCCCCTTGGCTTTAGGTGGTGTCTTATTCAAGACGCCACTTTTTTTTTATATCTACTAATGAACTCAAAAAATAGGGTTATGGTGTCAAATAATAGCACTTGATTACTTTATTGCCAAATACAACCGGTTCACAATCATTTAAATTAAGGACACGAGAATCTAGTAGTAATACTCCATTTGCTACGAAAATATTACTGACAAATGAGTTTACATATGTTAGTTCTTCTATTACTCCAGCATCTGCCTCATATTATGATGATTGGTTAGAAATAACAGGTTCGTTTAATTTAGAATCAAACCAATTCTATGCTATAAATGTTAATCAATTTTCAGGCTCAACGTTTATTAAGGAATTATTTAGAGGAGAAATATATGCTACTACATCATCAGCTACTATTTTGAATAGTGAACCAATGATTGGATATGTAGCATCTGCTTCAGTTAATGAATACATAACATACTAATATGGAAAATAAAAATACAATTAAAGTAGTAAACTTAAGTGGTGGATATATTCAACCACGTATAAGTGAAAATAACCTTGATAAGCGAGTTAAATGGATTAGTTATGGTATTGAATCAATAGATGATTTTTTTACTACACTTACTATGCGTTATGAGGGTTCACAAACCAATCAAGCGTGTATTAATTCACTTGCTGATATGATATATGGCAAGGGTGTTAAATCACGTGATGATAATGGTGCTACAAGTGATTATTTATATACTTTAACTACTGAGAATGAGTTAAAAAAAATAATTCTAGATTTTAAATTGTATGGCAACGCCGCAATTCAAATTACTTATAGTGATGATAGAACAAAAATTATAGGATTTTATCATTTACCTGTTACTACATTACGTGCTGAGAGAGTAAATGATGAAGGTGAGATATGTGGTTATTACTACTCACCTGATTGGAATAATAAAAAAATTAAACCAACACGCATTTCAGCATTTGGACATTCAACAGATGATATTGAGGTGGCTTATATCAAGTCATACTCACCTATGAAATTTTATTACTCAACACCAGATTATTATTCTTGTATTCAATATTGTGCTGTAGAGGAAGAAATATCAAATTTACATTTGAATAATATTAGAAATGGATTTTTACCTACGTCGATTATCAATTTCAATAATGGTATGCCTCCAATTGAGGAGAGAGCAGTTATTGAAAACGCAATTAAAAATTCGTTCACGGGCACAAGCAATGCTGGTAAATTTGTTTTATCATTTAATGAGAATCCAGAGTATGCCACAACCGTTGTTCCTATTAATGTGCCTAATTTACATAATCAATATGAACTTATTTCCAAAGAAGCGGAAATAGCAATTATCAAAGCACATCGTATTACATCTCCATTATTATTAGGTATTAGAGATCAGGCTAAAGGATTTTCAAGCAATGCTGAGGAATTAAAAACAGCATATGATATGATGTATGCTTTAGTTATTAATCCTACTCAACAAGAATTATTGGCTGTTATAGAGGAATTACTCAACTACAATAACGTTGATGCTGAAAATTTATATTTTATGCCTCTAATTCCATTTGGATTTATTGCTGAAATTACTGCTGATGCAGGTGCTAAGATAGCACAACAAGTGATTGAGGATAAGGATTTACCTGATATTGAAAAACCAGCACAAGATGAAGCTGATGATGCTAGTGAGCCTGAACGCACAAATGAGGAAATTGGTTTTGTTACTCCTGATAGTGATATGAATTTATCAACTCAGGAATTGCTTGAAATGTCATCACTCCAACGTCATTTAAATTATGTATAACAACAATTTACATAGCAAAATATTATCTAAATTTTCTACTATTAATTTAGCTAGAAAAAAGGATATTATTGCTGTTACAGATGAAAGATTTGTAGCTGAGGCAGTTGCTGATGGAGTTAGAGAAGCAATACTTGATAACGGGCACGTTCAAACAGGTAAATTACTTGAATCAATATCAGTAGCAAAATCAGGAGATGAATACGAGGTAAAAGCAATTGAATATGCTAAGTATGTTAACGGATATGATATAGAAGCAGGATTAGGAGGTTTCATAAACGAAGGCATACAACAAGCACAACGTGAATATCCTAGAGAATTTATACAACCAATTATACAAACCCAACCATAACAATGAGCTTAAATATTTTATTTATAACAAGAGATGATTTAGTAAAACGCACTCCATTTGGTGGAAATATCCAACCAGAAAAATTAGTGCCTCACGTTAAAACAGCACAGGACAAACACTTATTGCCTATTTTAGGAACAGTATTGTTTGAAGCATTACAAACTAAAATTCAAAATAATACAGTAGCTGGTGTGTATGAGACATTGCTTGATGAATATATTAAAGATTGTTTAGTTCATTACTCAGCAGTTGAAGCACTACCATTTTTATCCTATACATTTGCTAATAGCGGTGTAGTAAGAAATGTAGGTGAAACATCACAAGCATTATCTAAAGTAGAAGTTGACTTTTTGTTAGATAAAGAACTACAAACAGCTCAATATTATGCTCAGCGCTTACGTGATTATTTAATTTCACAATCACCTATTAATATTCCTGAGTATTATGAAGCAACAGGTGATGCGAGAGAAGTTTACCCAAATAGAGGTGTTCAGTATAATTGTGGATGGAACCTATAAAAAAAACATACTATGGAGGATATAAGCCTAAACCTACTAACGTGGTTAAATTAGAGGCGTATGTTAAAAACGCAGATAGAGGCGCTTTAACAAATGATATATCTAAATTCAATAAATCTATCACAAACAAAGTTCTCAAAAATAAACGCATTAAATAATGGTATACTCATTTTATAAATTAACAGATTTTATCAATTCAGTTGCTAATGGGCATCCACATATCAAAACGTTTCAAATGGGAACGCTTGATGAAACAGATACATTTAAACAAACATTATTTCCATTATGCTATATGGTGCCTGGAAGCGCTGTTATTTCAGTAAATGGTGCTACAACATATAATTTCACTTTATTAGTAATGGATAGAGTAACAGACACAAATGAATTAGGTGATGTTGATGAATCATCAACTTTAACTTGGGATTATAGAAATATAACTAACCTAAATGATGTTTGGAACGATACATTAGCAACACTTAATGATATTATTTCATTTATACAACGCAACGAGGAATCAAACGCATACCAAATATACGAGGAAATAACCTGCACACCATTCAAAGATAGATTTGATAATTTGCTTGCTGGTTGGGCAGCGGAAATGGTAGTTGTAATGCCTAATGATAAACCAGCTTGCGAAATAACACTTAGCTAATGGCATTTTTAAAACAAAGTAAGGGGTTAAAAGACTGGGCAAATAAGTTCAGAATAAAAGCACAAGATGTTTTACGTCAAGGTGCTGTAATTCAAAAAAACTATAAAGGCAAAGGTGCTTTAGGACGTTCAATTAAAGTGTTTATTGTTGAATCTAAAACTTCTTTATCATTAAACATTAAGTATAATTGGTATGGCAATTTAGTTGAAGCAGGCGGTCCGTTTGGACCAAGGCGAAAATTCATTACACCACGTCCTTGGTTTGCCACTACATATCAAAGTTTAGAGGACGATTTAGTTAAAGTAATTGAAGATGGTTTAGTAGAGGGATTAGAAAAAGCTATCAAACCATAAAATGCGTGAATTTGGGTTATTGATGTAAATAATTCAAATGGCAATTGCTATTAAACAACTACCAGCCACAGCATCACTTGCTCAATCACCCATAGCTTTTAGCGTAAGTGAATCAGCTGGTTTATATTCACAATTAGAATTTGTATATACAGCCAATTTATATTATTGGACAGGCTCAATATCAAGTAGTGGTTCATACAAATATCAATTACAAAAATATCCAAATGCCTCAAATTTTGGCATTTTTGATTTTAGCAAAATACTTGCTTCAACGTTTAATACCAATGCGTATTCACATCCTAGCGATGTAAGATATTACAAAGCAGATTTTAATTTTCAATACCAATCAGGTAGTCAGTATGTAACAGGTAGCACTGTTACCTCAAGCGTATATTATGCTTTAGATGGTTATTTGCTATCACGTAATAATGCTATTGGGACTGAATTAAATCAAAATACAGTATTTTATCCATTTTTAACTGACGGACCACAATCACAATCAGCAGTACTTGATGATGCAGGTAATATAGGCATATGGAAAGCTAGTGTATTAGGAGGAGCTACTCCCAACACAGCAAGTTATACAGCATCATATAGTAATGGTTCAACACTAAAAGTATCTATACCTCTAGCTGCTGTTGGTGCTGGTAATCCTACTACAGATTTAATCGAGTTAGTTCCGTTTGGTCCTAATCAAATTGCTAATGCTACAACATCATCATTTAACGGACCATTACTTACATCATATAAAGTTCAAGCATATAGTGGTAGCACAGCATTAGGTAGTGCTATTCACGTAGATATATTTTGCGAAATAAAGTATGAACCTATTAGAATACAATATAAAAATAGATACGGACAATGGGATTATTTTACATTCCCTAAAGTTAATAGGAGAGGATTTAAAACCAAATCACGCGATTATCGCCCTCAAGTAGGCACTTGGAACTCATCTGAATTAGCCTATCCGGATTATGATTCAACAATACAAAAATATGTTGTTGATACAGATGAAACTTTATTAGTCAATAGTGATTGGTTGCCAGCAACATATAATGAAACATTCAAACAACTATTAGTATCACCTGAGATATATCAATTAGAGGATTTAGGTAATCAGTTAACACCTTTATCTATTACTACAAGTGATTTCCAAATCAAAACAGTAGTAAATGATCAGTTGATTCAATATGCTTTTGAATTTGCCGTTGGAGAAAATTATAAATTAGTATTATAATGGGTATAGCACCTGGAAAAAGTTTACGAGCCAAATTAGTTAGTGAAAATATCTTCTTAGATATGTTCACAGAGGAGGATATTAAAATATCAAATAACATTACTGAGTTGTTTGATTTAGGTGCTGTGCCATCTAACTTTACTCAAAATTTCACATTACCTGCCACATACAAAAACAATAATTTTTTTGAGAAT